AAGGATTTACAAGAGGCAGAGGAAGCACTGGCAAAACTTTTAATAGAAGACAGACATAGGTCACTGTATGAACTTCTCTTGTCAGACCAGCTTGACCATGCACAGGCAGTAGAACTTGTAAACAAGCGGCCTGAGTTTAAGGCTTGGCTCAAACAATTATATAAGGATAAATACAACAATGCCGATAACAATATCACTGGTGGAGTGTCTGATACTGATAGGGGTATGGGCTAACACCGCCATTAACATATACAAATTTGTAAAGGAAAACAAATGAGCAGTAACTTTTTTTGGAATACATTTAGGATAATGACAGCCATAGTATTTGCTTTGTGTCTTGTCATTATAGCGATGGTGGCATAACATGCAGAGATATGAGCTTGTCTTTGTCGTGAATGTGCCTGACGAGATTGCACATGAGGCAGAAGACGTGGTAAGGTTACCTTGGTGGCCTTACATAGGTGAAGACCCTATGTCACCTGAGTGGCTTGAGTATGTCCTTGTTCGTGAGTTGCTTGAAGATGAAAATACATTTGACTTTCTTGATGAAGATGGTATAAATGTAATCTTTGAAGACAGGTCAGAAGAAATGGCCTACGAAAAAGCAAAGACAATACAGCACCAACAGGTTGCCAAGGAGCTACCTGAGTGGTTGAGATTGGTGGTGGATAATGACGACAAGAAAGGGAAAGACGAGGCAGACACGCCGAAGGAATAGTGCTGCCCTGTCCTTACAGGATAAGCAATATGCCCCTAAGAAAATAGATAGTGGCAAGGCTTACAATAGAAAACAACAACAGGAAATAAAAGAAGATGACGAATAAACACAAAAAGATGTATAAGAATTGGCGTGAAGATTGGCTTGTAAGTGACTGGCATTACAGGGAAAATAGCCCTAACAATTTTGCAGTGACAGGCAAGTCACGCAATAAGAAGTGGGAGAACATCCGACTTGGTGCTGAGTATGAGCATGAAAAAATTTGGAATGACTAATGATTAGCACAGCTATCTTGTGTCTTGCACTTAATGTGTATCACGAGGCACGTAACCAACCCACTGTAGGACAAGTCGCAGTGGCACAGGTTGTAATGAACAGAGTGAAAGACTATCGTTACCCTGATGAAGTTTGTGATGTAGTTAGGCAGGGAATACACAGACCCAATGGACACCCTGTAAGATACAAGTGTCAATTCAGTTGGTATTGCGATGGTCAGTCAGACTTAATGAGAGACGAACAGGCCGCAGTGAAGGCACACAAGGTAGCCAAGTATGTTATCTTAGGTAAGGCAGAAGGAATGTTTGATGGTGCAACACACTACCACACAGACCAAGTGTTTCCTGCTTGGGCTACTGAGAAAACTTTTATAGTAAAGATTAACGACCACATGTTTTATAGATGGGATTAAAATGAAATTCACAGAACGAAAACAATCTATACTTACAAAAGAGTATGAAGAAGTTCACAGTCGTAAGGTTCCTCACATGGTTGGAGGCATGGTTATGTATCATGTCTGGGACATACAAGACTTGTGTGTTAAACATAAGCCAAAGGTTATGCTTGACTATGGCTGCGGTAAGGGTTATGCTTACAAGAATAGACAGGTGCACAAGCTATGGGATGTAGAGATGTGTTTGTATGACATAGGTATTCCAGCCTACAACAAACTACCTGAACCTGATAAGCAGATTGATGCAGTCATTTGCTGTGATGTTCTTGAGCACATACCCGAAGAAGAGATAGACGATGTGTTGGCTTACTGGTATTCGCTTAATCCTAAGTTTGTGTATGCTACCATTGCACAATACCCTGCAAGGGCTAAGCTACAGGATGGAAGCAATGCACATGTAACACTGAAAGAAATAGAATGGTGGGAAGAAAAGTTTTTCAAACATATTAATTGTCCTACTTATGTTCTTTACTATCCGAACGCTAAAAACTATGTTAAACATGTATATCGGAGATACTAAAATGGAATACGTTGAATACACAAGCAAAGATAATGTGCCACGCCACATCCAAGAATACATTGTAGCAGTGGCAGGTATGCCTTGGTCTATGGTTGAGTTAGATGATGTCAATAGTTTTATGGAAGGATTGATTGAACAAGATGACCAACAATAACTTGTGGGATAAAGATAAGAAGACTATCTTTCGTGAGTTGTATCACCAGTATCTTGAAGAAGGATACAATCAAAAGGAAGCAAAGAAAATGGCGAAGGAAGAGTCAGAAGAAATATACTCAGACCAAGTAGGCTTTGCCTTTGGTGTAGTGGAGAAAGAATATGAGAACGATTAGTAGACACTCGCCTGAGTGGTATGCAAAGAAGGAAGCATCAAGGAAACGTGCTGAGCATAGGTTCCATGCACCGCTTGACCTTGACCCAGCCAAACGCTCTTGGTATTATGATGGCGACGGAACCAAACGTGACAAGCTAACAGACAAGGAAGTATCAGACCATGTATCAGATGATATATCATCCAAGGAATAAAGAGCAGAAGATTGTTGAGACTGTGCACAGCAGAGCCAAGGCAGAAGAGTTTCTTTCTCTTAGAGAAACACTAGCAAAGGCCATGAACTTTTACTGTGTAAAAGAAAATGGTGTATTAAAAATACTTGACAACAATAAACAGGTAGGTGTATACTTTTTTAAGAAAGTAAATGAGGAATAAATGACAGCAGAAAAAAAGGTAGTTAGTCGTGGCGAATGTTCTAGTTGTGGTTCGTCAGATGGTAACGTATTGTATGCAGACAACACTAAGTATTGCTTTGTGTGTCAGACATTCAGTCGTGAGACAGGTTCGATACAGAATACATATGACAGGAAAGTTCACACTATGAATACAACACAAGCACTAAGCCGTGGTATGGTTGCAGCTATTGCCGACCGCAACATCAGTCAGGCTACGGCACAGAAGTATGGTGTCACACAGTTAGATGGCAAACATATCTATCCATACTATGACATCAATGGTAGTCAGGTTGCTAACAAGGTTAGACATGTAGCCAACAAGTCTTTCAATGCAGAAGGACAGATGGCCAAAGCCACACTCTTTGGTCAGCAGTTGTTCAGAGATTCAGGCAAGTATATCACACTGTGTGAAGGTGAGCTGGACGCTTTGTCTGCATACGAAATGATGGGTAGCAAATGGCCTGTGTTATCTGTTCGCAACGGCGCACAGTCAGCAGTCAGGGATTGTAAGGAACAGCTTGAATACCTTAACAAGTTTGACAACATCGTCATCTGCTTTGACAACGATGAGCATGGCAAAGATGCGGCACAGAAAGTTGCACAGTTGTTCGAACCTAACAAGGCTAAGATTATGCACATGGCCTTGAAGGATGCTAACGATTACATCATGCAGAACAAGCGTGAAGAATTTGTTAAATCATTCTGGGAAGCACGTGCCTACACACCAGCTGGTATTGTTAACCTTGCTAACTTCCAGGGTCTGTATGACGATGAAGAAAAGATTAGTGTGCCCTATCCATATCAGGGATTGAATGACATGCTGTATGGTATGCGAACTGGTGAGCTGATAACATTTACTGCTGGCACTGGTGCTGGTAAGTCTAGTATTATCAGGGAGTTAGAGCACCACCTACTCAACAGCACAGATACTAACCTTGGCATCATCTCTCTTGAAGAGAATGTTAAGCAGACTATCTTCCACCTTATGTCAGTCGAAGCAAGCAAGCGTTTATACATCAAAGAAGTTAGGCAGCATGTATCACAGGAAGAGTTGGAGATATACGAACGGGCAACAGTAGGCACAGGCCGTGTGTTTGCATTCGACCACTTCGGTTCCATTCAGACTGATGAGATATTGGCACGTGTTCGATACATGGTGAAGGCTTTGGATTGTAAGTTTATTATCATTGACCACTTATCAATCCTTGTGTCAGGCTTAGAAGGTGAAGACGAGAGACGTAACATCGACAAGATGATGACGCATCTACGTAGTCTTGTTGAAGAGACGCAGTGTTGTCTTCTACTTGTGTCACACTTGAGACGTGCATCAGGTGACAAGGGACAGGAGCAGGGCGCACAGATTAGTTTGTCTATGCTTCGTGGCTCACATAGTATTGCACAGATTAGTGATGCAGTGATTGCACTGGAGCGTGACCAGCAGGCAAACGACCCTATCGTTGCCAACACTACGACAGTGCGTGTATTAAAGAATAGATATGCAGGTGAGACAGGTGTTGGTGCCTTCCTCTTATACGACAAAGATACTGGACGTATGAAGGAGATTGACGACCCTAACAAGGAAGACTTTGCAGATATACCAACGGAAGGATACCTATAATGACATTGAAACCAGCAGTCGAAGACAGAAAGAAGTTTGACCTTGACCTAGAGTATGGACAGGTAAGGGAAGACGAAGTAGCTAACATGCTACAGGATAAGAAGATTGAAGTTAAGTCAGAGCGTGATGTCTGGCAACGCACAGGCAACATCGCTATTGAATATCAGTCATGGGGTAAGCCATCAGGTATTGCCGCCACCGAAGCAGACTACTGGTTTCATAACCTATGTGTTGGTGATGATACCTATGCCACTATTG